TTAATTAAATATTAAACGTCTTTCAAAAATTGCTTTAATAAATGATTGCCTAATTTCGTCTGATGCCTCTCGTAAATCATAATTTTCAGATCTGGTAAAAACCATACCAGGATATATTGCTAAATCTTTTATTAACATCTCCATCATATCACACGATATATGTTCATCATTTTCAATATTAAAATTATAATATATAGATAATGGTGCATATCTTATTGTTGGAGTATAATACGCTTTATTTAGATCTACATCTTCAAATCTCATTTCAACCTCGATAAATCAGAATATTTATTATCTTCTTGAGTTCTATGTTTAGAAAAAACCCATTTAATAACTTCTTCTTTTTCTAATAATCTTTCTTGTCTCATTTTTTCTATGTTATCATACATTGTGTTTGCAAGATTAGAAGATGACAGTATTGGTTTTAAATTAACCCATATTTTAGATTTGCCTTGAGATAAATATAAACGAGATGGTTCATTTACAACATAATAAATGTCGCATCTTGACCCTATTCTTAAAAAATCACCTTTTGTCATTTATTTTATAATCCATCTTTTTTATTATATTGTGTTTTTTAAGAGAAAATCTTCTTACTGGTTTCTTTTTTTGGAAACCTACTTGAAGACCCTGAACATCACCAGTTCCTACTTCTTCTTTTAATGCTTGATCAAATGTCATATAAACCTCTTATTTCTTTTATAGTTGGTGTCTTGTTGTACTTACTTACAAACTCATAAAAGAATCTACCAAACTTAAAAAATTTATCAATATCATTTTTATCTATATTTAATTTTTTGGTTGTTTTTATCCACAAGTCCTTTTGTATGTTGTTCCATTTTTTTAAATCACTTTGTTTAACAATTGTTGATAATTGTGCCTCTAATAAGGATTGCATATCCTCATTTAGATAATCATAAGATAAAATTAAACTTATAATATCTCTTCTGTTCTCCTCCGAATAAGCATCCCACCCTTCTTGTCTTACATAACCATTTTCATTAGCATTGTCAAATAAAGCATAAGCAGCATCTTTTATGGCATATCTAAATAAAATGTCGCCATGTAGTAATGATACAATAAATAACTGTTCGCCTTTTTCAAAGTAAAATCTTATGTCTATTCCTTTGTAAGCATATGGTTGTAATAATTTCATAAAAAAAGCACCTTTATCATTTTTCTTTCTAGGTTTTTTATATTTGGTTTTTCAAAATCATATTTTACTATACTAAACCAATTTTCTGGAGGATTAAATCTGGAAGAAAGTACTAAATTATTTCTTTTAGAATTAATTATAAAACCTAAAAAATAATTATCTCTTTTAATATTAATAACATACATATATGCGTATCCATGTTTTTCTTTTATCCATTGATTAAAATAGTTCATTTCCAATTTCCATTAAATAAATAATCTAATATAGCATGACAACAATCTTTATATTTTATTAACTCTTCAAATATTTCTGCCGTGTTGCTCTGCAATAATTTACCAGTAAAAGTAAAATTAAAATGACTATTTAAAGTCCATCCTGGTATAAAAAAACTCCAATGTGTTTGTGCTCTACTCTGATAAGCATCTGTTTTATATGATTTTTTATCTCCTCTTATTTTAATAAATGGAAATTTTTTGTGAGTAATTTCTACGCTTGAAGAGTACTTAAAAATTCTCCATTGGTGGTTTTCAAATCCTTTCATTTCTATCCCACTCATATTTTAATTTTAACGAATTATGTAATCCACTTTTGTTATTAAACAACCAATCAAAAAACATTTTTTTGTCTATATCGTCTATGCTTATTTCTTTTATTAGATATTTAAAACTTTTATCATCTGTACGATAATGATAATTGTAATTTAATCCTACTTTTAAATCACTCTTAATTGCTTGAATTTCTATTCCATTGCATTGTAAATGATGTGGTCCTGCCATAGTATCATTAATATCATAAATAAAACAAATGTCTTCTTGAGTCCATTTTTTTACAAGACTCTCTTTCCAATAATAAAATTTATATGGTTTTAAAATGTCTTTATACATATATTAACCTGTAATAAAACCAAGAGGTTCTGACCTTTTTATTAAATCCATCTCTAACTTTTCTTGCTCCTCTTTTCCTTCAGATATTAACTCACTACCTTTGAGAGAAATTTCACCAGTTGGCCCCGGTACAGAAGAAAATTTGGAACGAATTTGACCAAGCATTTGTTTAGCCCAAGCTAATGCATATTTTCTTATCCACATATCTTGATCAACTTCACTCTCACTTAATTGTCTTGATACTTTTAATCCAACACGAATTGCATTAGTTGATGGTCGAGGATAAAGTCGTATATAATCTTTCATCACACCATTAGAGTCAGGATGAGATAAAAATTCATATGATGGAACTATACCTAATGTTCTTTCAAATGTTTCTTTATAAGACATTGCCACATAGAAGTCAGCCAAGAATGTTCCGCCAGATTGTTGCATATAATATGTCAAAAAGAATGATTCTCCTGATCCAGACAGTTGTGCGAAGATATCAGCTTGCGGTGCATAAATTACCTCTATTATACTCTCTTTGGGTATATTGACTGGCAACTCTAATTCATATTGTCCTTCACCTATACTCATATAATGATAATATGGTTCTGGTTGCCAATAATAGTGGAATTTTTCTAGAGCCAAAGATATACATTGAGATACTTGATCTTCGGTTAGTTCTACTGCTACTTGAGGGTAGCCCAGCATATTCCATATAAATCCTCTTGTAATAGGATAAGTTAATTCAGGTTCAGTACCAGATTGAAGCCATGGATCAATTTTAATATAATTGCTTATTTTATCACCAACACCTCTACCAGATCCAGACGGCCCAGTTAAATCACCCCACCAGCAAGATGATAAATCTAACAAGTGATCACGATCAGTGTTTCTTGCTCCGTATCTTATATTTTCATAAATTTCTCCACGATAAATATTATCATGAGAGGTATCTAATTGCCAAATTCCAATATTACTGTTTTGATAAACTTGACAATTAGTAAATTCATTATTATTTGCATTTACTAATTTTATACCAATTGCATTTTTATAAAATAAAGAATTTAATATTGTGTTATATTGGCATCTATCTGTTCTATCTTCTAATAAGGTATTACCAAATGGAAGATCAAATATACCATCAACTGCTCCATCTGTCTTGGTTAATGTAAATCCTATATTGCCTGGTTCGGATTCAGGAGCATTACCGCTTTGACAGAAGAAGATTGTTAGAATATTATTATTAATAGATACAAGAAAATCACTTATTGATGTTATTGTTTCTAATGCATCTTTTGTTTTTTGTGCTACTGTTGAAGAATTATTATTATCAAGTATCCTTACTTCTATTCCAGTATGATTTGGTATATTTGGGTTTGTTCCAACATATGGAGCAGTTTCAGACGCAGCAGAATTATACCATATATAATAATTTCTTTCAAATGTTTTTAATATCCAGTATTTAGATTGAAGCCTAGCAGTACCACCAATTATTATATTATCTAAACATTCTACATTTAATTGTTCATGAGTATCAAAACCTGTAATATATCTAAATAAATCCTTGCCGGTTGTCCCTCTTCCTAAAGAAGTAGATGAGTTAGTTAAAGATGTAATACGAACATCATTATTAGTAAGTGTTACCAAAAATTCTGCTTTTAATAATTGTCCATCACTTGTCCTCTTTGAATCATTTAATTGTTGTATGAGATTATTAAAAGTGATATAATTAGAAGTTGTTAATTCATACTCTTTATCATTAACTTTAAAATAATATTTTTTGTTTGCTAATAATCCAGAAGGATCTTCTCCTTGAATATTAAGACCTAATTCTTGATAAGAATCAATATTTCCCATTATAGAAGAGGAGCCCTGTAGTTCAAAACCTATATTATTATTATAAGACTCACACTCTTCGAACTCTAAATTTTTGCTGTCTTTTATAAGCCAACCATAGTTAGAGTGTCCTGTCCTAATTTTTTCAAATCTTGCCCCATCAACATTGTTAATTAATATCGCAGTTTTTTCTGAATTTAAAACAGTCAGGTCTGATATATCAACTGCTGCTGTTATAACTAAAGCATTATCATGACCATCACCTGATACATCGATTATTGTATTATTTCCAAAGATAGTACAGGGTTTGGTTATATTTAATTGCCAATCTACTGTTCCACCTGGGAACTCAATTGTCGTAGAGATGTTAGTAAGTGGGTCTAACATTATATTATCGAATTCTAATTTAGTAGTAATTTGCATATTATCTCCTATACAGTTATCTTATTACTTTGAAATAGAAAGATAAGATTATGACTATAAATTTAATGAGACAGACCATTAAACAGATATTTAAATATCCATTTCCTTTTTATGTATTACAGAAAGTGTTAAAAATATCTAATTTAAAATTTTCACACTATGAAGAAGATATGAATAATGAATCTTTCTTTTTTCAATTAACATCTGGCAATGAGTGGTTATTAATAGCTATAGCAAAAAACGAAAATGATCCAGAATATGAAAACTATATTGGAATAATAGATTCATCAATAGAAAAAATTAAACATGATCTGCAGATAAAAGGTACGTTTTTTAATGTTGGAATAAATTTTGATCACACTATTCAAAGAGATATGGAATTATTAAAAAAACTATTAGCCAAGTGGGAAAATTTAAGTGTTAGAAGCAGGTAAGACTTATTTATATGATTGGGGATCTAATATTACTTATCACTATATTAGAGATATAAAAGATGGGATTCCACATTGTGTATCTTTTAATATATATAGAAATGTTTTAACATATGATTTTAATAATAAATTTAAAAGTACTGGTGTAATGGGTCTTACTGAAATAGATTCTAGGGATATGTTAAAAATTGTTTTTAAACAAGAGATATTTCAACTCTGGGTTTAGAGATTTTATATAATATAGTATAATCTTTCCAGGAGTGGGTATGAAAAGATTATATCTTGGATTCATTTTTTCTTTATTTTCTTTGGTATATGCTCAAAGTCCATCAGCATATGACTTCCTATCTTCTTTGTTAAACATTGATTTAAATGCCGGATTAAATCGTATGCTTATCACTCGTATTCCATCTGGTGGGCTAGCAGAGGGAATGGGTATGGCTTATACAGCTGTATCTACTGATTCATCTTTTCTTGAGTTTAATCCTTCAGCTTCTTGTATTCAAGATTTTACTGAACTCTCACTTTATCATAATAATTGGATTGCTGATTCTAGACTTGAAAGTGTAATCTTTACAAAACGTCTTGATCATATTGGTTTTGCTCTAGGTGGAAAATGGCTTTATCTTCCGTTTAGTGAATATAATGATTATGGAGATCGTCTCTCCTCTGGTTATTATTCTGAAGCTTTATTGATTGGGAATGCATCACTTCATCTTTTCCCTGGTTATTATTTTTATGGTATTGCTATTGGAGCAAATATCAAGCTTGCTTATCAATCTTTTCCAGATTTTGCTGATGCTAATGATATTGTCCAAGCAGGATCGGGTTTTGATCAATCTGCTCTTGCTCTGATGGCAGATTTCGGCATGTTAACCAAGTTTAACTTTCTTAAATATTATGCCTCAAGATCCAAAAATATGTCTGTTGGTCTTGCTCTCAAGAATTTTGGTCCTCCTATTCAAGGCGATCCTCTTCCAACTACTTTTACTTTTGGTCTTGCTTACTCTCCAATTCGCCCTCTTACTCTTTCATCTGATATCTCTTTTCCTATTAATCTAGTAGATATTTCTAAGAGTGAACAAGAATATTGGTCAGTTGGAATGAATTTCATTTTCACTGATTTCTTCTCTATACATTCTGGCTTACAGGTTAAAGGAGCCAATCCCAGATTAACAGTAGGAACTGCAATTGATTTTAATCCTATGACTTTGTTTGTAAATTATACTCTTGATCTTACTACTCAACTTTCCTCTCTTAATCACTTATCCATACAGGCTAGATTTAGGTTAGGAGATATGGGAAGAGCAGAAAGGGCCAATAAAGTAGATGAGTTATATGTACTTGGGTTAGAGAGATATACCCGGGGTGATATTGAGAGAGCAATTATCTTTTGGTCAGAAGCTTTGGCTTTGGATCCTGGATTCGACCCTGTACGTGATGCTCTTAGAATTGCTAAAAATTCTTTGGAGATGAGAGAAGAAATGAAGGGTTTATTAAATTTAGAATAGTGGAGAATGTAGTATAATGTTTACAGGAGTTATTATGATCAAATGTTTTATTGGTAATAAGTTGTCTCAGCTCTATGAACGTCATCTTGAAAAAGCTCTAGATATGTCTTATACCACTCCAGAAGAAGAACAGGTGTATGAAGAGTATTACACTTATGGTTTAGGTAAATTCAAGTGGGATATAGTATATGACACAGCCAGGAGACTTACCAATAATGGAGATTATACTAACTGTATTACTGTAAAAAAAGTTAATGGGATGAAAAACTGGTACCGTTATTCTTATATCTTTTCACGTATTTTTGAAGGCAAGTCTTTGTTTAATAAGATTAAACTCTTGTTTTATTGAACCCAACCTTTGGCTGCTATTTGTCCACTTAGATCACTTCTTCTAGCATTTCTTTGTTGTGCTCTTTCTGCTTCTATTTTTGATATGTCTTGATTTGATTGTTGAGCTTGAGCATTATATTTAACTGCCAAGTTAATAACCTTTGCTACTTTTGGATCTGTTGGGTTAAGACCAAGTTTTTTTACATATGAATTAGCCAAGTTGATATCTACAATAGGTTTACCAGTATCATCTGTAAGACTACCAATTGCCTTAAGGATGTCAGAGTCTGATTTATCAAACACAGGATTATTGCTTTTTAAACTATTTGCTAATATAGAAATTTTTACTTCAGATAGTACCTTATTAAATTGCATATACTCTCCTTTATATTATCTTTATTAAAAATAATGAATTATTTAATTTAGAAAAGAGAAATTTTTGGTATAATATCTTTAGAGGTTATAAAGATGAATAGACATGGTAGAAGAGTTTTTGGAAAACTTCTCAAAAAGATTGATGGATTAACTTGTGAGGACACTCTTGAGAGTCTTTATTTTGAAGCTATTAAGAATGGGCGCCCAAAAATCATCAATTTGGTGTCTGAAAATCAACCTCATTCTTGGCTGTATACCAAAGCTTCTAAAGATGATATTTCTAAAAAAGTCATGACTGCAAAGCTTGGGTGGGCAGGTAAAGACTGGAAAGAAACTGATGGTGGATATCTAAGAGACAAGAATCACCCTGATGCAATTGAAATTATGATTGCTGTTATTAGGGTTCCCTATTCAGATAATCCTCAAGAAGATAAATCAACTCATAAGATCATGACTGAAGTTTTGGGATTCCAGACTTCTCGAGAATATTTTAAAAATGAAAACCTTCCCTCTTCCAAGCTTGGTGCTGATTCATTTGCAAATATAGAATTTGAAGATATTATGCACGCTATTCTTATCAGATACGGATATATGAAGCATGATAAAATTCGCACACGATCAGACAAGTTCTATGATTATCAGAATGAGAAATCAGAAGCTATTGCCAGCAAAGTTGTAATTGATAATGTAGGAAATGTATTTTTAGTTTCTCCAACTCGATCTGGTAAAAGCTATATAATTGCTCTTTCTCTTAAGAAAATAGATGATATGCTCAGAGCAGCTAACAAAAAAGGCATTAAGAAAATTCTTATTATTACTCCTTCTCCTGACGGTTGGGGTTCGTTTAATAAGGTTTTCAATGAGCATAATGACTTCTATAGTTGGAAAGCTGTTAATGTTAGAAATCTGAAAGTCGATGATAATCTTAAGAATGCTCTTGAAAGTGATGAGAAGGTTGTTATTTTTGCTTCTTGGGCTAAAATGAAGAATGTAAAGTCAAAGGAGTTTATTGATTTTATCTCAAATTATGAGTTTGATGCTCTTGTGATTGATGAATATCATAGAGAGGCTGATAGCATTCTTTCTCAAAAACTTATTACGTCTGTAATAAAACCAAAGTTTGTTATTTCTGTTAGTGCAACTCCATATAATGAATTTATGATTGGAGTTGCCAATGAGTATAATACAGTTCAACTCACAGATGAAGAACTTCATGCCTATAAGCAACTTCTTAATCTTCCTGATTATCGTCAGACAATTTTTACAAAGGACTTTCTTGAAGATGCAGTTACTTTTCTAAAAGAAAAAGGTCAATATAATGATTCTGAAAATTTTAATTGGGATAAGCTTTTTACAGTAGAAAAAGATCCCATTTCACGAAAGAATGTTTTGAAATATAGAGAAGCTATACTTTATGCTTTTTATAACATTTTTGATCCTCAAGATGTTCATGAAAAATCTCTGGCGTTTTGCTTTGGATCTCATAGTAGATTCGATCATGTTCTTTCATATGTTCCAAGTCAGAAAGCTGCACAGCTTATTGTAGAACTTCTTGATGGGAAATGTGGATATAAAATGATTTGTTGGACTTCTGATTATAAAACGGATCTTTTTAGAAAAAACGGAGATAAAATTAAGGGCTCAACTGAAGAGAAGCTTAATGATTTTCACTCTCTCTATGATAAGACTATGATCTGGACATCAGACTCTTTGGCTCAGGCAGTCACTCTTGATAAGCTCTCCGCAGTTTTTATTGCTAAGAACATATCAAGCCCTGAGTTGTTTGATCAGATTAGGGGTAGATGTAATAATACTCTTAAAGGTGTTTTAATAAGAGAAACAGCTCTTATTTGTCCAAAGGGCGTTTTACTCAAGATCGCAGCAATTAGTCTTTTGTATGCTATGATGATTTATCCTGAATTAGATGCAGAAGAAACTCTTCAGAAAAAGATTTTGAGAAACATGAATGTTTTGAGCCTTCAGGGATCAGAGTGGATTAAAAATGACATGAAAATCTTGATTGATGAAATTCTTTCAAGTGATAATATGAGAAAAAGCATTGGACTTGATGATCCAATGTTTAAATTTTCTAATTTTACTAAAGATGATTTTGATTTTCTTTCAAAAAAACTTTTGAATACAGAATGTGTTCTAATTTCAGCTGATAAAAATGATGACGTTATTGTTTTTGGAGATGGAAATTCTAAAGGCAAAGTTTTTAATTCAACTTATAAAGATCCATCATCTGGGAAGTGGATTTCTGAAGATGAGGATGCTAAACTTAGAAATAAAATTAGAAATCTTTTTGCTAAAATTGGAGTTCTTATAGAAATGGATAAACCAAAGAGTGTTGATGATCTATTAAAAATAGATCCACATGATTTTGAGCTTTTTACTGGAATATCTATTGAAATTCTTAAAGATCTTTTTGACAAAGAAATTATTTCTAAAATTGGGTGGAATTCTAAATTAAAATTAAGTTTTAGAGATAACTCTTAAAGAAATATAATGCTTATATGAATGCATACTTTGAACAAAGAATCCAATCAGCGGAGAATTGGCAGGCACAATTTAATAAAGACATCCATTTTGATCCCCTATGGCTTATAAAGCACATATTTGATGTGTTGGATATTTCTGACGAAAATTATATTGTTGGAATAGACAAGCATGGATCACTTTATCATTGTGCAAAACACTCAAAAGCTGGAGGTTTTACAGTTTTAGTTCCTGGAGAAGTTTATGAAAAGATTACAAAATGGACTATTCATAATGATAAACATGCAGAAGATAAGCATATTTCATCTTATGATAATTCCTATAAGGAATATAATAAAATTATGAATGATATAAAAAAAGCAAATGAAAGAAAAATAACCGGTGTTTTAAATCCTCCTTATAAAGATGGTACTCATCTTGAATATCTAGAACATGCTATTAAAAATTTTGATAAATTTGTTATAATTGAACCTGCTTCGTTTTTAATAAATGAAAAACCAGATAGCAGAAATACAATAGAAAAAAGATTAAAACAAGCTTTGCAAGGAATTGTATATAGAATTGAAATTAGAAATCCCAATCAAATATTCAAAAATGCAAAACTAGCAACTCCGATTGCTATAATTTTTGTTGATAAATCTAAGATTCATGACTCATTTATTCTTAAAGACTATATGAGAAATGAAGAATGGGAAATGAGCGATATTAATAGAATTAACAAATATGGGAATAACCCTTTATATTTTTCTATAAAAGAAAAAATTTCTAAATTCATAGAAAAAAATGGCTCTTTTTTAGATATAAAAAATAGAATTGGGAGTTTTTATATCAACTTTTCTCAAATTAGAGGCAACGTAAACTACAATGATCCAAATTTGTTTGATTCCCCAGATTTTTTTACATTTGTTCCAAATAATTTAACTATTTCAAAAATAAAAGAAAAAGCATTTAGCATAGGTGATAAAACAGAAAAAGAATCAAAAAATAGGCTTTCTTATTTAAGACTTAAAATTCCAAGATTTTGTCTTTCTATTTATAAAATTCATAATAATATTGACCGAGGTGAATTGGCAATAATTCCAGATCTTGATTTTACTAAATCTTATACTGATCAAGATCTTAAAAAAATATTTGGATTTTCTCACGAAGAATGGGTTTTTATTGATAAAAACATACCAGAATATTAATGAAAAAAACAAAAAGAGAACAACATAATGGTGAATTTTTTACTCCTCTCCCCCTAGTAGATGAAATACTAGATAAACTACCAGAAGAGGTATGGCAAGAAGATAAAACCTTTTGTGATCCATCTGCTGGTAATGGTAATTTTCTAGTAGAGGTATATCGTTATAAAGTAGAAAAATATAACCATAACCCTACAACCGCTCTAGAAACTATCTATGGTGTGGAATTAATGAAGGATAATGTAGCAGAATGTAAACTTCGTCTTATGGAGATGGCTCAAAAATATGGAGTCAAAAATAAGGATATAGTTCGTATATTAAATAAGAATATAGTCTGCCATGATGCTCTCACTTATGACTGGGAGTTTAAATGAATGAAATAAAAAAGATCAAGCTAATGCTCTTGGACAAATGGTGTTATATTCATAATTGTCAATTAAATAATGATAATAAATGTCGTAGATGTTTTGAAGATTATATAAATAAAGAGTTTGGAACTCCTAAAAAAGAAAAACATAAACAAAAAGATAAAAGGAGATATTCCTTTAAAGATGAACGACGTAGAGTTAGTAAAAAGACTTTTGTTAAATGATAATATTTGTGAAATATGTAGATTCAAAGGCAAGAATTCTCAACTTTCATGTTTATTGGTTTTAAGTGGAATAATATCAACTGATGCTGGAAAAATGGTTGAAAATGGTGAAAGTCTATGTAATTATTTTGAACGTTATGATTTAGACCCAATATAATCGGAATAAATAAAATATAACTTTTTGTTGTACATCTTCTGGTAGATCTTTTATTTCTCGATCATAATTAATTTCAAAATCAAAAAACGTACCTACATAATTACCATTCTTCTTATATTCTACACCAATATACCCATCACCAACTGGGCAATAAAAGATAGTAGAGTTATAGCCATTTTTTTCTGATACAAAATATTTCATAAGTCTATATCACCTGTAAATACATAATTTATCAATTTCTGTTGACATTCTTCTTTACTTAGATTAAGAAATTTTATTAATCTACCATGTAAAAGCATATAAGTTAATTTATATCCAACTTCATATGTATAAAATACATCACTATCTTCATACTCATCTCTTTCTAAATAACCATCGCCAAATGGATCAAACAAATCTGTTATTTTAATATTAGGCAGTTTTGTAATTAAATCATATTCACCAGAGAGCCCAAGAAATCTAATGCCATAACTAGTTGCATATTGTTTAATAAAGTTATAAAATTCATCCCAAGATATTAATTCTGATGTACATAGGATTTTAATAGATGAGAGAAAACTATGTATCCCATTTTCATACCCATCAGAGGCTGTCCTAAAAGGGTAGTCTGTTTTACCAATCTTGAAGATTATTTTTCCACTTGTACTCATATCATTTATCTTGCATATTTACTTAGAAGGAGTTAAATCTGTGATAAATCATTTCGAAGAAGGTAAATATTACCAATTTACAGGCCATATCCTCTTATTTGATCCGAACAAGCCAGACTACTCTATGAGTACGGACTATAAAGATATTTGGCTTTGGAAATGCTGGATGGATAGACAGCCTAGGAAATGTATCTATGCTGGATTAAATGGGCAAGCCGCTATATTCGAAAATCTATATTATGAAGATGAATTTTATGGCAAAATTATAAGAATGCCATGGGAGATGCCAGTTTCATATAATGCTTATCTTGAAAGAGGTATGTTTGAAGAAGTAGATATAGTTTAGAATATAGAATTATATAGTATAATTTCCTTAGGAGAAGTCTATGCTTAAAGAACGAGTAATTAAGGCTTATGAATATGCTCAAGAAAAGCATGCTGGTCAGATTAGGAAGTTTACTGATCTGCCTTATTTTACTCACCCTAAAGCAGTAGCTCGACTCCTAGAACAGCTTACTGGTGATGAAGAACTAGTAGTTTCTGGTCTTCTACATGATGTTCTTGAAGATACTTCTGCTACTCTTAAGGAGATAAAAGAGTTGTTTGGTGATAGAGTAGCCTCAATTGTTGAAGAATTGACATCTCAAAAACCCAAGGAAATGGACAAAGGATTATATCTTGGGGCTAAGATGATCAAAATGACACCTGCTGCTCTTACTGTCAAATTAGCTGATCGCCTTCATAATGTAATGTATCTTGAAGGAGATAATGTTCATATTTCATTTATTAAAAAATATTACAAGGAAACAAGGACAATTCTTTCTATGCTTAAAGATCATATCACTGCTGACAAAATTCAAGAGCTGATGATCAAGAGAATTGAAATTGTTTTGGATTTCTTACAAGTGAGGTATGATCTATGAGTGTGATTGCTTCAAACAAATTTATTGAACATATCATGAATGTTTGTAATATGACGCGAACTCATGCTCTTGGCTTAAGTATGAATATTGGGACAATATCAGAACTTGTACAAAAAAAATCTAATATATCAAAAAATGATTATATTTCTTATAAAAGTCGACTTGCTGATATGTTAACCCATCATTCTAAAAACGCTGCATTTGTAATAGGATATCAAGACGGTTATATAAATAAAAAAGAAAAATTTGGAGATGAAAGTGTTCTTCATAGTGATCATATAATTAATACTCGTGATATTATAAACTATTTATGGGAAAATAATATCTCTGATGAATATGATATTTTAAATGTTTTTCAAAAACTTTTAAAAGTAGTATATGTTAAAAAAGATGTGAATTTATCCAAGTCTGATACAAGGTTTGATAATATTATTATAAAAAAATTTAATAGAAATTTTAAAAACAACACAGCAAGAGATGATGATGAAATATTAGATTTAAATGTTTTAAAAAAAGAAATGGGGATAAAATGAAACTATCAATCTATTATTATTTAGATAATTGGGTAATTAATCTAGCAGCTTTCCTCCATTATCAATTTCATATCTCTTTTCTAGCTGATCGTTTTCAAGCACTAACCCATAATTCAAATCATGACAAGATCATTTACGCCAAGATGGTCGATCTATTTCAGATGACACCATTCGAAAAAAAGATTATTGAAAATGAGGCATTTAGAGAAAATTTTTCCCCCAATGGAAATTTACTATTAAAAGCTCTAGCTAACCCGGAATATTCGGATAATGCTCAATTATTTATTCTTGCTTCTAATATTAACATTGAAGAAGCAAAATGGGATATGGCAGAAATTATTGAATTAAATATTTATAAACAAAGTAAATCTAAGCTGCAAAGAATATATGATATGATAAACTATTATCACAAGCAGCATTTCTTTATGGGTTTAAAGAATGCAAATAAATGATGTCGCTAAAAATTTATTATTAAACAAAACACCTTGTCTTGCATGTAGATTTTATTATGAAAACAACTGTTATAAAGTTGATATTGGTCAAGTAATGCCAAGTGATTTTTATTTATGTTATGGAGGAATTGAGGAGTGCCAATTTTTTGATATAGGAGAGATTACATAGGATTAAATTATGACAGTAGATCAAGAAGCTAAAAATTTATTATTAAGAGAGGAAGTAATTGCTTATTATAATAATGATCAAATGTCAGCACAATATTATAAAATAGATGATAAATATGATGGTGAATATAAACAATGGCATGAAAATGGACAACTATGGGTGTATTGTTTTTATAAAAACGGTGAAAAAGATGGTAAATTTAAAAGATGGTTTGAAAATGGACAATTATTTCAATATTGTTTTTATAAAGATGGTGTGTTAATTAAGGATTATTTTCATGACAATAGACCAACAAGCTAAAGAATTATTATTAAGAGAAGAAGTAACTGCTTATCATGAAAATGGAAAAATAAAAGAGAAGTATTATTTAATTAATGGTAAATTAAATGGTGAATATAAAAGATGGCATGAAAATGGTAAAATATGGTGCCGTTATTTTTATAAACAAGGTAAAAAAGATGGTGAATATAAATTTTGGGATAAAGATGGTCATTTAACAATTCATAAATTATATAAAGATGATAAAGTAGTCAAGGGTTATTTAAGATGACAATTGATCAAGAAGCTAAAGCATTATTATTAAGAGAGGAAATAATTACTTATCATGAAAATGGAAAAGTGTCTAAACAATATTATATGATAGACAACAAAATAGATGGTGAATATAAGGAGTGGTTTGATAATGGACAATTATGTGTACATTGTTTTTATAAAGATGGCAAAGGAGATAGTAAAATAAAAATATGGGATAAAGATGGTAAGTTAATTGTCTACCAAGTATATAAAAATGGAAAGTTTATTAAAGATCTTTCGGAGAAAATAGATGACAATAGATCAAAAAGCTAAAGCTTTGTTATTAAGAGAGGAAGCAATTGTTTATTTTACACCAGAAAAAACTCATAAACATTATTATTTAATTGATGATATGATGGATGGAGAATATAAAGAATGGAGGGAAGATGATCAGTTATCTAGACAAGGTTTTTATAAAAATGATAAATTAAATGATGAATATAAAATATGGAATATATTTGACGAGTGAAATATATAAAGATAGTGTACAAATAAGAATTTTAGAGGAGTAATAAATGTTAAAAGACATGCAGGATCTAATTAATGATTTAAATAAGAGCAATTCAACTCTTGATAAAAAAGCAGTTCTAAAAAAATATCCACAATGCCAAGAATTATTAAAGTGGGTATATAATCCTTATATTCAATTTTATGTCTCTTCTGAAAATTGTGAAAAAAGACAAGATTTAATTGGTGAAGCATATACTGATCTTATTGTTCTTTTATGGGCACTCTCTTCTAGACGAATTACAGGTCATACAGCAATTTCTGCAGTAAATGGATTTGTTTCTGCAAATCCAGAATATAAGACATTGATCTATAATATCATTGATAAAAATCTCAAAGTTAGAATTGATGCCAAAACAATCAATTCTATTTATCCTGATCTTATCCCAGAATTTAATGTAGCTCTTGCAAATAACTTTGAAGATCAAGCCGATAAAATTGACTTTAAAGATAAGTGGTATGCATCACGTAAGATGGATGGTGTAAGATGCCTTGCCATCCCTCAAGATGAAGTAAATTGGAAATTAATGTCTCGTCAAGGGAAAGAATTTGATACATTAGGAAAAGTTATTTCTGATCTAGAGAAATTAAATCTTGGATATAAATATGTTCTAGATGGAGAAATATGTATTGTTGATGAAAATGGTAATGAACATTTTGATTCTGTAATGAAAGAAATAAGGAGAAAAGATTTTACATTAGATCATCCTATGTATAAAATATTTGACATTATCCCTGTTAAAGATTTTCATCGAGGAGAGGGAAAAGAACTATTTTCTGATAGGGTGGATAGAATGCAAGATATAAAACTTAAGATTCTATCTCTTAAATTAGGGACACTATCAATTGTAGATCAAATCCCCATCCAAGATATTGACCACCTCAATAAAATGTCAAATGAAGCAGAAGAGAGAGGATGGGAAGGATTGATTATTCGAAAAGACGACATATACAAAGGTAAGAGGAGCAATGATCTTTTAAAGGTTAAAAAGATGCAAGATGCTGAATATATAGTTCAAGGGATTGAAACAGGACCATTTAGGGTGATCTCTAAAGAAACTGGGTTAGAAATTGAAGAGGAGATGCTCAGTCGTGTTAATATCCTACATAAAGGTAATATTGTAGGAGTAGGATCAGGATTTGACCTTGAGCAACGTAGACTGTATAGAGATCATCCTGAGATGATTGTAGGCAAGACCATATGTGTTAAATATTTTGAAGAGAGTAAAAATAAAGATGGATCATATAGCTTACGTTTTCCAATCATTAAGCATATATATCAAGAAGGGAGAGATGTATGAAATTTGATGTGGATAGCAAGTTGTATTATTGTGGAATTAAAACATGACAATTGACCAAGAAGCTAAAAATTTATTATTAAGAGAGGAAATAATAGATTATTATGATGATAGTCAAAAATTAGCACAATATTATATGATAGATGATAAGTTAGATGGTGAATATAAACTATACTATAATAATAAACAAATTTGGATACATTGTTTTTTCAAAAATGATGAATTAAATGGTGAATATAAAGTGTGGTATCAAGATGGTGAATTATGGGAACATTATTTTATAAAAAATGGAAAAAGAGATGGTGAATATAAACATTGGGATAAAACAGGTAGATTGATAGAACATTGTTTATATAAAGATGATGATATGATTAAGGATTATTTGAAATGACAATTGATCAACAGGCTAAAGCTTTATTATTAAGAAAAGAAGTAATTACTTATCATGAAAATGGAAAAATAAAAAAACAGTATTATAGAGTTAATAGTGAATTTGATGGTGAATATAAAGAGTGGTATAAAAATGGAAGATTATGGATACATTGTTTTTATAAAAACAGTAAATTAAATGGTGAATATAAGCAATTGCTTGAAGATGGAAAATTGTTTATTCATTGCTTATATAAAAATGGCAAAGTAGTCAAGGATTATTTGAAATGACAATTGATCAACAGGCTAAAGCTTTATTATTAAGAAAAGAAGTGGTTTTGTATCATAACAATGGTCAGATGGCAGTACAATATTATATGATAGATGATAAGTTAGATGGTGAATATAAAGAGTGGTTTGATAATGGGTTATCACAACAATATTGTTTTTATAAAGATGGTAAATTAAATGGTGAATATAAAGAGTGGTATTCTAATGGACAATTATGGATTTATCGACTTTATAAAGATGGTAAATTAAATGGTGAATATAAAGAGTGGTTTGAAAATGGACAATTATGGGTATGTGGTTTGTATAAAAACAATAAATTAGATGGTGAATCTAAGCAATGGCTTGAAAATGGTGAATTGTATATTCATGGATTATATAAAAATAGTAAATTAGTCAAGGATTATTTGAAATGACAGTAGATCAAGAAGCTAAAAATTTATTACAAGACAAAACATGCGACAATTGCATGATACATGAAAAATGCGCCGCTTATCGCTATTTTCGTGAAAAGTATCATACCTGTGAAGATTGGACAGGAGCAGAAGAATTAATGACAAACGTAATAAATTATATGAATTCAATTAAGAATAAATTAGAGGAGTTAAAGAATGATTAGAATAATATATCATGTGGCAGATTTAGATGGTAAATGCTCAGGAGCTATTGCTCGTTATTATTATGATAAAATGAAATTTCCGTATGAAATGGTTCCTATGAACTATGGCGATGATCTACCATTTGATCAATGGGCAGAAACAGATGAGTTGGTCTTTATGGATGTGTCTATTCAACCACAAGACAAGATGATTTCTATTATGCAAAGATTTAAAACCATTTTAATTGATCATCACAAGACTTCCATTGGTTTAGAAAAATATATGGTTGATGGTATTATTTCAATGGATAATTCTGCTTGCGAACTCTCTTGGTCTTTCTTTATAAGAAAAACAATGCCTAAATTTGTTAAATTATTAGGAAGATATGATATTTGGGATAATAAGGATATTAAAAAGTGGAATGAGGAGATAATGCCATTTCAACAGGGTATGAATCTTTTTAAAACAGATCCATATTATGATGACAATTTTAAACTATGGTCTAAGTGGATAGAATCAGACAATAATTGGATTGATGATGTCATTAAAGATGGAAACGTTGCTTGGGAGTGTATGAAAAATATTTACAATAAAGGGGCATCAAATCTTTGTCATGATGTAATATTTGAAGGTAAAAAAGCAATAGTGGCCAACACATTCCTCAAAAATAGTCAATTTTTCACAGGATATTATGATCCTCTTATCCATGATATTATGATTGCCTGGACATGGAATGGTAATAGATATGATATAAGCATATATACAACAAGCAATATTGATGTATCAGAAATAGCCAAGAAATATGGTGGTGGTGGTCATAAACAAGCTGCCGGGTTCAATTGTAAGCATATTTCTTTTAACAACGGTGTAATGGAGGTTCAATGAATATTCTTATTTCCTGGTTTGTTTTTAAACATGGTTTATCTAAACATATTATGCTATCGACTTTAATGCCAATATATCTCATTCTTGAGTTGTTAATGTCTGGAACATTTATACTTGATCAATTTACTGTTATATTATTAGCAATTACAACATTTCTTTTTCAAGGAATTGCTCTTTTTCAAAACAAAAAAATGCAAAATATTTTTTCCTTCTTTGCTACTAATAATCAAAAATTTGATCATAAACCAGTCATTGTATCTTGGGAATTGTCTTATTTTATGGCATTTTTAATTATTCTAAGTTGTGCTGGTATTCTATTTATAAGCAATCAATATATTGTATTGTTTAGTATTTTATCTTGGATAAGTTGGTGGGCTTATTGTATTTCAAGGGTTTATTATCAAGATTATCTTAATATGACTAAACAGTTTTTTCTTGGGTTTATGAATAATGTAATGGGAGGCAAGAATGGTAAAACAGGTAATAGTGATTCGAACTGATCTTAATATGCGTCGCGGGAAAGAAGCAGCCCAGGCCAGCCATGCCTCTATGAAAGTATTTTTCGATCGTATGAAAAAGAGCGAGAAGTCAGAACATCAAAACTATAACACTCAATTTACTCCTGAAATGGAAGCATGGATGCAAGGAGCATTTACCAAAGTAGTAGTTGGTGTTGAGACAGAAGATCAGATTTATCAACTTGCTGAACAAGCCAGACAAGCAAACATCCCATATGCTATTATCATTGATAATGGTATGACTGAATTTGCAGGCAATAAAACCACAACTGCTCTTGCTATTGGACCAGATGAGGCAATAAAAATTGATAAAATTACTGGTGATTTAAAGCTAAGATGAAAACAAAAGATCTGATAGAATTATTACAACAAGCAGACCCAGGCGGAAATCTTCATGTTTATTTACATGGACCTGGGTCTGTTCCCATATCTGTAATAAAGACATTAGATAGTTATGAATATCAAGATGGGGAGAGGATAATATTTTCTCAACAAGGAGAAAAAGTAAATATTTATGCTTTAAATTTAGAATCTTGGATGGCCGATCATTATCATAATTGGGAGCAATTAATAGAATTTAAATATGATAAAGAAGAGAGGATAAAAGAGATTAAGGATAAGCTGCAAAAAATGGCTGATGAAGCTGCAGAATTTGAAAAGCAATCTGTTCAAGATCTTACTCAACAAATAATCTTAAGGATGCAACAAGGCTATAAAATTATTCAAGAAAACACAAATTCAAAAAATATGTATTTTGTTAAACCAGGATCAAAAATTCAATTGTCTGATTCTGATTGCCGAGCTATTATTAGAGGATCTTTTAAACCAGTCATAAAAAATAATTATATTGAGTGGGAATTAAAAGATGCCCAACTTTAAACACTTTTGGAAGGATTTAGAGCAACATTTGAAAGCCGAGCGTTTATTATCATTTTTTTCTAAAAATCTTTATTTAGATCCAGACACAATGCATTCTGTGGTTTATATGCTTAGAGAAATTGAACAGGCGAATCCTCTATCTAAAATAAAGGCAGTTGAGGAGTTAGATATGGCAAGCATAACAGAGGCGTTTAAAAAAGATTGGAGAAAAAACATTGTATTAAAAGAGTACAAGCAGGCATTATCTAATTCTACTTTAGATCCTTTTACTGTATATTTTGTATATAATGATTTTAAAGCAACTTTTAATATAACACCTGAAGAATTAAATTCACTAACTCCAGATTGGATTTTAGCAAAAATTAAATTGTTAGAGGAAACAAGTGTTTAAAGCAAGAGAAAAAGCTGAAGACCTAATGAAAACTGTCGATGAGCTTATAATGGTGAAAAAATATAAAAAAATGCTTGAAAATCCAAGTATCGACATAAAAACTGCTTGGATCTTATATAATGATTTTTTTAAAAAATTAAATCTTGATTTTAGTAGAATAGAAAGAGCAAATCCACCATTAAAATGAAAATAGCAATTGTTGGGTCAAGAACATTTAATGATTATCCTCTTTTAGAAAAAGTTATTTCAGATAATATTAAAATAGAAGATATTGATCTTGTAATATCAGGAGGGGCAAAAGGAGCAGATCGTTTAGGAGAGAGATTTGCAACAATTAATAAAATAGAAAAACAGATTTTTTACCCTGACTGGAATAGATATGGCAAACAAGCTGGCTTCTTAAGAAATATTAAAATAGTAAGAAATGCAGACTTAATCTTTGCTTTTTGGGATGGACAATCTAAGGGAACAGAACACACAATCAATCTTTGTCAAGAACATGGCAAAAAATGCATCATCCAAAGATTTAAAGGGGAGTACATGAATAAAGTAATAATGATTGATGGTAATAATTTAGCACATATTTGTTTTCACTCTGCTCAAAACATTGTTAATAAAAACAATCCAACAGAAGGAAGAGAATCTTTCCTTGAAGGTATGACATATCATTTGTTCTTTAATAAATTGATATCGTTTTTTAAACAATTCCAAGGTCATTATTTTATTACATGGGATATGAAAAATTCTATCTCATGGAGAAAAGAGATTTATCCTGAGTATAAATCAAACCGTGAAATGAAATCTGATTATGAGGTATTATTTCAAGCAATGAGTAATTTAAGAAAAATTATTTCATTCTTGCCAATTTATCAATTTACAAAAGAAGGGTATGAAGCAGATGATATCTTATTTTGGGCAGCAGCCAATGCTCATAAATTTGGATCAGAGATGATTATTATATCAAATGATTCTGACCTCTTACAAATTGTTCAAAGATTTCCCACTGCTAAACAATTTGATCCTAAAAAGAATGTTTTTATGTCTGCTCCTACTACTTATAATGTAGCAGTGTTTAAAGCTCTTGCTGGTGATATTACAGACAACATCCCTGGAATAAAAGGTGTAGGTAAAATAACAGCCCAAAAATGGGCAGAACAAGTTTTTGGAATGAATGATTTGCAATTATTTAAAACAATCTCTTCTTTATTAAAAAACAAAGAGGATAAGATAAAGCAATTTAAACAATTTTATAGCATAGTAAACATTGAAAACAATCCTAATTTAATAAATTTGGATATCAATTTTGATTCTTTATATAATAAAAAACATTTTGATGTAGTTGTATTCAAGGCATTTTTAGAAAAATATAAACTGCAATCTCACTTGAATAATTTAGATAAAACAGAAAAATTATTTAACTCATTATATGAATGATTACCTACATGCTAAAGCTTTATTATTAGGAAAGACCTGCAAAGATTGCATATATTATATAGAAACAGAATCTTATTCCAGGTGTAAATTACATTGTATATTTAATAATATAATCCCTTGTAAAGACATACGATATTTTATAGTGAGAGAAAAATGAAACAAGAACTTGAAGAAAAGCTTACACAAAGATTTGATTTTTATAAGACAAATCTTCCATTAACAGATTCTTTAATGGCTTTTGGTTTTGAGTGTGGAAATGGGTGGTTTGATTTAATTTGGGAGTTGTCTGAAAAATTAGAAAAAATGTATCAAGATTATTTAAACTCAATTCCAATCAATGAAAGAGCAAAAGATCTTTTAAAAAACAAAGAAGAAGGATTTCGTGTTCTTCAGTTAAAAGAAAAATATGGATCATTGAGAGTTTATTCTTACGGTGCAACAAGAGAAATGCAAGATCTTATGGATGAGTATGAACACAGATCTTGTCATACCTGTGAGGAGTGTGGATTAGAAGGCAACATATCTCGTGTAAATGGTTGGGATTCAGCTTTATGTGAAAAATGTAAAAATAAAAGAGAAAAGGAGTGGGATAAAAGACATGCTAAATTTGAATTGGGGAGTTAAAAAAAACCAAACACCTAAAATGGAAGATGAAATAAAGAATATCACTTCTAATATTGAGGTTTTTGACAACAAAATTTATCTCTATGAGGAGATTGATCAAAACACGATGTTTAAGCTTAATAAATTTATTCGTGAAATGAATTATAAGCTTATTGCTTTAAATCCATCCAAGTATATGCCTGGATCAAAAAATGATGATCATATTGAATTATACATTCACAGTTATGGTGGAAGTGTATTAAGTGCATTTGCGACATATGATCTTATATCAAGAAATCCAATTCCAATTTGGACATATGTAGAAGGTGGTGCTGCAAGTGCTGCTACTCTATTATCTGTAGCTGGTGCAAAACGATTAATAACCAAAACAAGTTATATGCTTATTCATCAATTGTCATCTGTTCATTGGGGAAAATTTGAAGAATTGAAAGATGATATGAAGAATAGTGAAAATCTTATGAATAGGATAAAACAGATTTATAGAGATAAAACAAAAATTCCAGAAAAAGAACTTGATGAAATATTAAAACATGATCTTTGGTTAGATGCTGAGAAATGTCTTGAGTGGGGATTAGTAGACGAGGTTGTGTAA